GGATACGGTGATGGACCCGGCCAGAGCGGTGCCGGCTACCAGCTTGGCCGCTGACAGAGTGGCGATCTTGGCGTCGGTGATCACCGCATCTTTGATCTGAGCTGTGGCCGTAATGACGCTCTCGGTCGTGATCAGCTTCGCGCCCGTGATGGCCTCATCGGCGATGTCGATGGTGCCAGAGGTGCGTTGCACCCGCGCGCTGCCCACATAAAGGATCAGGTTGGTGGTCTGCGTGCTTGCGTTGACAAAGCGCAGTTCCCCCGAGGCCGCCGAGGCCGGAGCAACAACCTGCCCGGTGTAGTTCGTGTAGACGGTCGGGATCGCTACGTTGGCGACAACTTCTGAGATGGATGCAAGCAGGGAACCGGCAGCATCATACCAGACCACGCGCACCCACAAGCCCACAGCCGCAGCGACCGCACCCTTGATGTTCACATCGACTGCAAACCGCTCCCCGGGGAGAGCCGCGAAACGTTTCGCGGGATTGGCATAGGCCAGATGGTTGGAGGTCGATAGTGCCTTCGTCATCCGAAGCACTGGAGAGCCCTTGAAGAGGTGTGCGGCTCCTGTCTCCCAGGCAATCACACCCCCACTGGTGGTCCAGAAGGTCGATGGCGGAAGAAGGTTGTCCGAGAAGTCCCCATTCTGGATCAGGTTGGGCAAGGCCCCAATCTTGATCTGCCGGGTGGAGATGGAGTCCGTCTCGATCGCGCCACCGTTGATGGTGGTGGTGTCGGTCCCGCGCCAATCGGCGAGGGTGGTCGCGCCAGAGATCACGATTTTCCCAGGGTCGATAGTGGTGACGCCTGCGTTCACGCGGGTTGCGGGATCGGTTGCGCCCAAAGCAGCGTCAGCCTTGATCGACGACAGTGCGGTGCCAGAGACGGTGATCGTCGCAGCCAAAGCAGAACCAGCCGTCAGTTTAGCAGCAGACAGGTTGGTGATGTGCCCATCCGTGATCATCGCATTGGCGATCTGCGCCTGAGCCGTGATCAGGGCGCTCGTAGTGATGAGCTGCGTGGCGGTGATGGTGCCGGTCTTGATATTGGAGCCATCAATGATCGTGCGGCCGTAGTCGGCGTCGAGCTTGGTCGTGCCTTCATAGGTCGCCAGAACGACGTTGTTGACAGCGAAGGCGGTCGCAAGAACGGTGGTCGAGGAGAAGGAAGTCGCGTCCTTCACCCAGTAGATATAGAGAACACCCGAGGTCCAGACAGCCGTAGATCCAGCAGCGATGTTCGCACTGGCGGTCGCGCCAGCATCGTTCACATAGCGGATCTGTCCAGCGGTCCAGGATGCTCGGTTCGCAGCCGGAGCGTTGTGCTCAAACTGAACGCCGGTCAGGGTGATATTACGCGAACCGATCTCCAGCTTGTTCGCCGAGACGCTGTTCGCAGCAATGTTGCCACCTTCGATCTTCGTGGTGTCGGACCCGTTGCGCCAGTCAGCGAGAGTTGTTGCACCGGAAATGACGATCTTACCGGGGTCGATCTGAGTAACACCCGCGTTGATGCGTGTGACCGGGTTCTGCGCCCCGAGGCTCGCATCAGACTTCACAGCAGAAAGAGCCGTGCCGGTGACAGTGATCGTCTCAGCAATAGCAGTTCCAGCCATCAGCTTCGCAGCGGACAACTCAACGATTTTGGCGTTGGTAATGATGGCGTCTTTGATGTTGGCCGAGTTGGTGATGACCTCGTTTGCGCCGACGTGAATAGCGGTGATCGCGCCATCGACAATCAGTTCACCCGCAGCCGCGCGGCGAATGACGATCTCGTTGAAGACCGCGGAGGTGGTCGCTGTAGCATGGGCGACGCGAATGAACGCCAGCTTTGCTCTGCGGGCACCAACAGGCGCCTTAACAATCACCGCTTGACGAGTAGTTCGTCCACCTGTTGAAGACGCGCTGCGGAGAGTTTCCTGAGAGATAAGCACGGTCGCAGCGGCATCGGAATACCAGCAAATGTCCAGCCTAGCAGGAGTCACAGGCGAGCTGCCACTTATCCCAACTTTGTTGGCGATCTGATACTCAAGGTTCCCATCAGCGGTAAATGCCGAGGAGTAGACGGTCTTGTCCACCGTGCCACCAACAGAGTTGATGGTTAGCACGTTTTTGGAGCTGCCCCAGGAGTTTGCGGTCAGAGTGAACGCATCGCCACTGTAAGATGCGGCATCGACCATATCCGGGTCAGGGAAGATGTTCGACGTATCACCGATCAGCATCTTCGATGCAGTCACAGCACCCGCGTCGAGCTGTGCCGTCTTGATCGCACCAGCAGCCACAGATCCAGTGGTTACTGAGTTCAGCTTCAGATCGCCGCCGTCAACCTCGTTCGTCCACTTTGTTCCGTCGTTGCGGTAGAGCTTCTTGTCTGTCGTCAGGTAAACCTGGCGCCCTTCCACATGCGGTGCAGCCGGGAGCGTCGTCACAATCTCCACAGGCTTGATACCAGACGCAAAGCTCGTAGCGTCGATCAGTCCTTGAACATCAGCCGTGTCGAGGATTGTCGTGGAAGCAGCAACGCGCGCAGACCATGCGGACTTGTTGCCAGAAGTGTCCACCGCGCGAACCCAGTAGTTCAAGGTCACGGCAGCGCCGGTCAGCCCCGTGCGGACCATCGACTCCGAAGAAGTCGTGAAGGTCGCAGCCGTTCCAACCAGAGGCGCCGTTGTGGCTGCGCTTTCATAGACCTCGTAGAAGTTGAAGTCGGCTTCCGTGTTGCGGTTGAGCTTCAGCCAGATGTTCTCAAAGCCACCAGTTGCAACCAGGCCAGTCGGAACAGCAGGAGCAACAGCGTCGGTAGCCGAAGTAATCGAAAAAACAGAGGTCCATGCCGACTTTGCGCCGACGTTGTTCACCGAGCGAACCTTGACGGCGTGCGACTGACCAGCGAGGGCGTTGAACTCAGCCGACAGGCCACCAGTCGCCAAGATCTGTTCAGCAGCGCCAGAGCGCGTCACAGAGACCTCGTAGGACACAGCGTTAGCCGAAGCTACCCAACTCGCGCGAATGAGCGAGGTGAAGCTGCCACCCACCCCAGAGACGCTCTCCGTAGCGAGCGTGAGCCCGGTGGGCACAGGCGCTGCGGTCTGCGTTGCGTTCAAGGTCGCGGTCGTGGCGCTGGCGATAGAAGACCAAGCTGATTTGTTTCCCGAGGTATCGACGGCGCGGACCCAATAGTTCCGCGTCAGACCTTCAGCCAGACCAGTGAGCGAGACGGTGTTGGAGGCCGAGGTAAAGGTCGCGGCCGTGCCCACGAGGGGCGCAGTCGTGGTATCGCTCTCATAGATCTCGTACCGATCAAGGTCGGGTTCAGTGTTGGCCGTCCACCCCAACAGGATCGAACCAAAGCCACCCAGCGCGGTGACTGCAGCAGGAACAGCCGGTGCCACCAGATCCCCCGGAGGGGTCAGCGTGACGGCGGCCGACTGGGCAGACTTCAGGCCCACCGCGTTGACCGATTGAATTTTGGCTGTGTAAAGGACACCCGGGAAGACCGGGGCTTCATAGCTCAGTCCCGACACCGGGAGGATGATCTCAGAGGCCCCCGCCCGGGTCAGCGACAGCAGATAGGACGCTGCCCCCGACACTGCCGACCACGAGACCGAAAGTATGGTCACCAGCGTGCCGTCGGCCCGCACCACCACACTGCTAGTCAGGGCGAGACCGGTGGGGATGGCCGTGGCCGGGAGGGTCGCATCGAGGGTTGCAGTCGTGGCACTGGCCAGGGTCGACCATGCCGACTTGTTGCCTGCGTTGTCGACGGCGCGCACCCAGAAGTTCTGGGTGGCGACACCGGTCCAGCCGCTGACGACGAAGTTGTTGGCCACCGAGATATACGTCGGGGCGGTCCCCACCGTAGGCGCGGTTGTGGCCGTGGCCATATACAGCTCGTAATGGTGAATATCGAGGTCGTCACTGGCACCCCAGCTAGCCCAGAAGGTCTGGAACCCGGGGGTGATAGCCAGTCCTGTGGGCACCGCTGGGGCGATAGTGTCCACCGGGGTGGTGACGCTCACCGCTGTGCAGAAGTTCGATGCAAGGCCCAGTTTATTGACCGCTGCCACAGAGACTTGGAGCGTGGTCCCAGAGAACCGCGAGAAGTCAATCCGAGGGGTGTTGCTTGGCGTGATGGTGGTGTTGCCGCCCTCGACGACGCGCACCAGGTAGTGGCTCAGGTTGGCTTCGGTGTTCGCGGTCCAGGTGGCGGTCACCTTGAGGCTGTTGTCGAGCTGGAAAGCTGTGGCCAGAGCCAGGCCTGCTGGCACCGCCGGGATGGTTGAGGCCAAGCTGGTCAGAGGCACCACGTTGATGAAGGCCGCGCTGGGCGGGCCCTCGACACCGGAGCGCGAGACCGCCGCCACTTTGTAGCGGGTGTAGGCGTCCCCCGACGGCGGGCGGCGCAGGTATTCCGGGGTCGTGGTGGTGCCCACCAGTGTCAGCGCCGTGGAAGCCGCCGTTGCTGCATAGATTTTATACTGCCCGATCTCGACATCTGGGATGGCGGGCCCCGTCAACTTGATCGTGTCGAAGCCAGCGACACCCGTCCAGACCCCTGGGATGGCCGGAGCCAGCGCGCGTAGGGCCACAGTGTGGGTGGTCACGGGCGAGGGGCGGCTACGGTTGCCTGTGATGTCCTCAGAGACCGCATAGACCTCATAGGTTTCGCCCGGTTCGACGCCGGGGAGCAGCGTGTTCAGCGCGAGGGTGTTGATGTGCCGGTAGCCGCTGTCCCCGATCGCGCGGTAATAGACGACCATGCGGGAGAGGGCCACCGAGGGCGCCAGCAACTGGACTTCCATATCAGAGAACAGCGTGCCGTCTTGGCCCACCGTCTGCTGGCCCCCGCCCGAGGTCACACTCTGGATGACCGGAGCGGGCGGGATCTTGCTCTGGATCGAGGCGTATTCCTGCACCCCCGACGAGATCATGTTGTCGACGTCACCGAAGCGATTGGTGTTCAGCTCCAGCGCGGTGATGGCATACATGTCCGGGTTGCTGGCGTCCAAGGCAATGCCCACGATCCGGAAGGGCTTGACCAAGCCCACCGTGGCTTGCGCCAAGGTGAACTGCGCCCGCGCCGGGATGGTCCCCGGCAGCGCACCGCCAGCGGTGATGTTCAGGACCTTGGTGACGGCCGTCGGCGCGCGGACAGTCCGCGTGATGATCCCGGTGGACGTCTGGATCGACATGGTGATGTTGGTTGCCACTGGCAGCGTCAGCGCGTCCCGCAGGTTGATCACCGTGCCGGCGGTGCTCTTGATCCGGCCAGCCAAGCCCCAGCCCATATCGGGGTCAGAGACCCCGATGATGTCGTAGAGCTCGAGCAGCATACCCTGACGCGCCGTGGTGAAGTTGACCGTGGTGACCTCGGTATTGGCCTTGATCAGGATGTTCTGCGCGCGGCGCTGCGCCTCATAGGCGTCGATACAGCCCACGGCGATGAACTCGAAGGGGATCCGACCGTTGGCGTCGATCAGGCTCTGATCAAACACCCGGCGCATATCGGTTTCCCAGCCCAGCTCGGGGCTGACAAACGACACGTTGATGTCGTTCGGGCGCTGCGAAATGTCGCTATACTGATACTGGAACCCGTCGGCGCTGACGGACTCCGGCCCGAAGATCTGAACCATGCTCCCCGGCTGGTCCATCTTGATCTTGATGGTCTTGTTGAGGTCCGAGATCAGGACCCCACCGAAGGACGCCGCGACATAGCGCGCCTGTTCGATGCCGAGGCGCGGCTGATCGAGCACGTCATTATAGGTCCAGCGGGGCTGGAAGGTGCCGGTGTCGCCGCGAGGCACAAGGGCATCGCACCACTTACCGGCATCATAGAAGCTGTAGCGGTCGGTCAGCAGATCTGGGTAGTGCCGCTTCATCCCGCTCTTGGTGTTCATCAGCATGTCGTAGACAGCCCAAGCACCGTTGTCGGTGTGCCCGGTAACCAACGTGCCGCCCCAGACGCCCGTGTTATAGAAACGGGTGACGGGGTTGTAGTTATCCGGCATCTTGATCAGCTTGCCTGCCCAGATGCCTTGGAACACCGGGATGCTGGAGAACTGGTCCGAGGCCTTGGCCAAGCCTTTGACTGCAGCCAAACCATCATAGGACCGGTCTTCAGCGGTCACGCACTGGAAGCTCTCCCAGCCCATCGAGACGATGTTCGAGACGGTGTCATCGCTGCTGACCTTGGTCACCCGGATGTCCCAGTCGTCGCCCGCCATGCGCGGCACCGTGCGGCGGTATTCTTTGATCAAGCCACCAGAGGATTTGCCATTGAAGACGATCGGAAAATCCGACCGGAAGGGCAACCAGGTTGCGCTGCTGCTGGGCTTGTATTCGATCTTGAAGATCGCATCCTGGGTCTTCTCTTTGCCCTTGCTGGTGTAGTGGACCAGACGGTTGAAGATGATCCGGATCTCGAGGGCGTCGATCTTGTTGCGCAGGGCCGGAGAGGTCGTGCGGGTGACAGCCACCGTCGATGCGAGGGTGACGCCCACGTTGGTGCTGCTCGAGACGCCCCCAAGTTCATTGTGGATCGGGCTGGCGATGTCCGAACCATGGTAGACATCCAGCTGGAAGGCCGAGAAGTTGTTGTCGCCCACGGGCGAGACCAGGGCGGTGTCGCCCAGATAGAAGCCCTTCGGCCCCGCAACGAGGCCCGCGATCGGCCCTTCACAAACCCCGAGGGTGAACTCGACGATGTCTTCCGAAAATGCGGTATCATCGATCCCGCCACCGCCGGAGCCGCCGCCCTCACCACCAAGTTTTTTCATCAAGGGCTCCAAGAGGAAATGGGCACACCACCAACGGTTGGCGTGGCAGAGGCATAGACCGGGTTGACGGGGCAGAAAACCACCCCCGGCACGTTGTCATGGACGAAATAGGACGGGGCCGTCAAGGTCCCTGAGGAGGTCTCGCCAGGGGCTACCTCTTTGGCGTCCACGTCATAGGACAGATACTGCCCGCCCCAGCGCCGCGTGCCATAGATCTCGGCAATCCGGGTGCCGATCTGGGTTGTGTTGACATCCCCGCTGAGGTATCGACTGCGCTCCGAGTTCTCGTTGACGTCGGGCACAGGGGTCAGCATCTGGACGAGGCCCCCCAGCACCGACATCGCGCCGGTCAGGAAGAGGCTCGACACGAAGCTGCTGCTCATGGCGAGGAAGGCGGGGTTCAACCATGCAAGCCCGATCATAGCCACGCCGATCAGGATCTGCATCAGACCCCCGCGCCCGCCCGCGCCGCCGAGGCGGGGCCGCACATGGATCTCGGCAAGGTCAGAGGGGCCGAACAGGGCGATCTGGTTGTCGATGTCGTCAACGGTCACGTGATGGGGTTCGCCCCCCTCACGCTGCAGCTCGACGATGTTTTCGAGAGCTCGGATTGCCTCGGCTACCGTATCAGCCTCAACCTCAATGGGTTCCCCATAGAGCTCAAGCAGATAGCCGTGAAGGATAATCTTCCGCTTCATCTAAATTCCTCACCGATCCTTCAGCGAAGACATAACACCGCACCCCTGCCGATGAAACGATAAAGTGCAGCAGATTTGGCCACGTGGAGAAGAACCAGTAATCGGCGATTGACAGGTTCCCGAGGCCAAGGGGGTGGCTGTGCCACGTCGCCTCAGCCCCTTCGAAATCCTCGATCAGCATTTCGAACCGATCCGAGGACTCAAGCGCTTGGTTCTTCCTCTCGACCACCTCGCCCGTTGACAGGATAATCCCGCATCTCTCCACTTCCGGGCTCCAGAAGCTCTGCAATTTTTGCTTGCATTTCGGGACTTCTGAGAATGCCAACATTGATGACCTCATGCAGGTGGGTGGTTCCGGCCGCCCGGGCGTAGAACTGGGTGATCACCGGGTGGCGGATGACGATGTTCGCGCGGTTGGCCCAGACTGGGTAGAGCCGGTCAGCGGTGCTCAGGCGCCCGGGGAGGTGATGCAGCACCAGGTTGTCTTCCACCACCAGCGCGGCGTGGCTGTTCATCATGGTGTGGAGGGGCATCAGCAGGTCATCGCCCAGCTCGATGGGCTGGTCGATCACCTGCACGAAGCCGTGCTTCACGAACCGGCCATAGAGGTTCAGGTTTGGATCTTCCCAGAACCGATCGGGGCGGGCATAGTTCGGCAGCTCGAGGCCATAGGTGATCCGGCAGTAATCCCGCAGCACCCCGTAGCAGTCGCTCTGGCCCGCCACGTAGGGACGGCCGAGGAAGTCCTCATAGTTTGACATGGGGGAACTCCGGCGGCATGTATGCCCGGGCAGGCAGCATGTAATCATGGGCGTCGTGCACGTCCCGCAGCTGCAGCACGATCATGTTCTTGGTGACGGACATGACCTGGGCCACGAGCATCGCCTCGGTGATGCTGAAGTTCCGATTGTTGATCAGGTCATCGTAGAGGATGCGGCGGCGCAACAGCGTGGCGTTGTTCAGCGCCCCACTCTGCACGGACGAAGTGAAAATGCCCGCGGGGTTTGCAAAGGAGAAGCTCGGCCTGTTGGCCTTGCCATCCGCCTCGATCTGCATCTCACCAAGAGAACAGGGGATCGCCTCGTAGAGATTGCCTTGCCAGCTGATCGTCGTCTTGGGCGCCAGGTAGAACACCGCCCCCGATTTGAGCGAGAGCTGGTAGAGGCTGGCAATCCCATCGACCGAGAGCTCGTAAGCCGAGGTCTGGATCGAAGTCGGAACTGTTCTCATGGCTGCTCCAGCAGTTCGATGTCGAAGTCTTCCAATACCCCTAGCCCCTCAATGGTTGGGATTTCAAGGGGTGTGTTGAACTTGCAGGCGATGGTGCCATAGATCGGATGGGGGAGATCGAAGGTCTTCCACATCTTGTGGTCCAAATAGAACTGCTCGAGGACCGCCATGTTGCGCTCCGGCTCGGGGGTTGAAGAGATCACCCCAGCCACGACGAAATACTGCATCCCCTTCATGGTCAGGGTGAAGATCCGTTGATCCGGAGCATCGGGCGCGGCGCTGAAGGTGTAGCTATTCTCGAACACCACCCGGTTCCCACTCTCGGGATACCGCGTGGTGAAGTTGAAATAGGTGGCGGGGAAGGTAGCCATTACTGCCTCGATACGGTTTTGATCAGTTTCTTCAGCGGGCCACCACGGCTGATGTCATCCGAGATGACGGCCACAATGTCGTTCGGGCCGGGGATCGGCCGTTTGTCGGGCGGAGCCACCCAGACATTGACATCTGCAGCCTGCACGGGTGCCATCGGTTTGGCAACACCTTGGATCGTCTTGGAGTCAGACAGGCTGCGGTTACCCATGCTGTTGATCTCGTCCAGCTTGTCAAAGCCGATCGACTTGGCGGCCGAGGCGCGCAGCACATACTCATCAGGCATCAGAACACGCAGCTGGCTATCCCGAGCAAGAGACCCAGTGACCTTACCGCCCTCGGCCATGCCTTCAACACGACCGCCCTCGCGGTTGCCCTCCAGACCGGCAAGCATGCTGTCGATGAAACCACTACCTCCCACAGCCCCACTGAGCCAGCCCAGGGCTTTCTTCAGCAGGTAAACGGCCAGCATCTCAGCCACGATGCTTTGCAGTGACTTGACCATTGACAGTGCGAAGGCTGCCATGGCGTCCGCAGGTTTCTTGGTGCCATCGGTAATGTCGGTGAACAGCGTGGCGAAGGCTGACTTCCAGCCACCGAGGGCGCTCGTAATGCCTCCCTCGAGGATGTTGGTCATGTTCAGGTTGTTCTTGATGAAATCCCCGAAGATCACGTTGAGGCCCTTGAAGGTGGCCAGCGTCTCGTCACCCGTCGCCCGGATCTTCTCCTCGGCGTCGTTCACGAACTTCAACAGATCTTTGCGCTTTTTGACCAGACGGTTCAGCTCTTCCTGCTGGGCAACCGAGCGGTCCTGCTTCTGCAGGGCGTTGATCCGGGCCGTCGTGTTCTCCAGGTCATCCCGGGCAGCCTTCATCACCGCGCGGACACGCTCCGCACGCTTCTCGGTGTCATCTGCCAAGGCTGCACCGAGGTTCCCCTCGAGGGCATCGAGAGAGCTCTTGATCGCCTTCTTGCTGGTGGGGCCGGAGCCACCACCACCCTTACCACCACTGCCCTTCGGGGCTCTGTCCGGTGGAGCGTTCGCCCGCGCCGTGATCAGCTGTTCATCAGCGATCATGCCCGCCTGCTGCACCGCCGAACCAGCATAGATCGCAAGAGTCTCAACGAAGGATCCCGATTTTGCCAGCTTGGTGCGACGGTCAACCGCAGCATCATAGCGCTGAGCCTCAAGCCGAGCCTGCGCCGCAGTCTTGCCTGCCTTCAGGGCCTTCATCTCGACGCCCTTGGAGGCAAGCGAGATCAGCCCGCCGCCCAACGAGGCGACAGCTGCCATGATCCCGTTCACCTGACCAAGGACAAGCCCCATGGCATCGGCCCAAGCGTAAGTCGCGCCGGTCACGCCGTTCGTGGTGTCGAACAAGGCCAGAGTGGCCTGCGAAATAGCCTCGGTCGCACCTTGGGTCTCAAGTTGAGCCACCAGTGCAGCCCGTCGCGCCTGGACCTCAGCCTCTGCAACCTGCCAGCTGTCGGTGCCGTATTGCAGAGCGACCTTCTGGACCTCTGCCTGCCGATCGCGCTCGTCCGTCAGCTCCTTGACGGCGGCCAACTCTTCCTGAGATGCCCGCTTCGTGGCCCCCATGTATTCGTATTGCTTGAAGATGCGCTCCTGATCGGCATCGCGCCGTTTGTTGTCGGGGTTGGCGTCGAAACCAGCCATCAACATCCCGCTGGCGGTCTCCCCCAACTTGAGTTTGTCGACCTCGAGTTTGTAGGCCTTGCGCTTTGCATCCAGAGCCAGGTTCTCAGCCTGTGCGGAGTTGGCACCATAACGGGCGATGGTCTCTGCCATCTGCGTCATCTCGGCCATCTCGTTCTTCATGACCATGAACTGAGCGACAGAGCTCACCTTGCCCATGCCTTGTTTCGCATAGCCCGTGGCGGAGGTGTAGAGGTCCCCGAGTTTCTTGGCCGCCAGCTGGCCCATCAGCTCCTTGCCTTGGGCTACCAGTTCAGCATTGCGGATCCGGGCGGCCTCGGTCACCTCGGCGGTAGTGGCTTCCTGAGACCCATTGGCCTTCATGTTCACTTCAGCAACCCGGGCGGCGGCCACGGCCAGCTGAGCTTCATTCTCCTGAAGCTCCTTTGTGATCTTGGCAAACTCCGTCAGGCTGTTGGTCTTACCCAACTTCTCCAGCAGGACCTTCTTCGCGGCCTCCAGCCGGTCGTTTGCCTGCTTGGCCTGTTGCTCCAGCACGGGGGTCGCAGCCTCACCCGTGGTGGTCAAAGCCTCTTCCATGGAGTTCTGAATAGGCGTCAGCCGCTCGATCAGATCGTCGCCGGCAGCGCGCGTGATCGTGCCTGCCTTGACCAGCGCCTCGATGTCGTCTGTGGTTTTCTCTACGTTGCGGTTCAGGGACAGACTGATGCGTTTCAGCATCGTGTCTTCCTTGACAGCATTGCCTTTGAACGCACTTTGGAAGGTGCTCACCGCGTTGGTGACGCCCTGCTTCATTGCGTCGATACGCCCCTCGACTGCCTTGAACTCGGCGGTGTCCCGGCTGTTCGAGGTGGCCAGATCTTCCTCAGCCTTGACCAGATCCCGGCCCATGGCTTCGAGGTTTTGCTTCTGGGTGACCACCGCCTGCAGATCATCCTGCATGTTCTCGAGGCGGCGGAGCATAACCTCTTCGACCGCCGTGATGCCCTCGGCCGTAGCGCGCTGCTTGCGCAGCTCACCGACCAAGGTTTTCACCTTGCGGTTCAGAGCTTCAGACTGGAGCGCCGTCTTGTTGGGCTGATCCAGAGACGACAGAATATCCTTGAACCGAGGGTCGTTCTCGACATCGGCTTGCTTGATCGGCGTGAAGAAATCCGACTCCGGAGCCACGGTGGTATAGCGATCCGGGCGCGCGGTGTTGGCCAGGTTGGTTTCGGTGTTCGCGATCACCCCTTGGGTCGCGACCTGGAGGGCCTTGAGGTCTTCTTGTTTCGTGACGATCCGCAGCCGGTATTCTTTGTTCAGCTGAGTGCGCAGTTCCTCGAGGCTGGTGATCAAGCCGTCCACAGTGCCCACGACACCATCAACGTCAAGGCCCATGGCCGAGAACTCATTTTTGACCGAGCGGACGGTGGACTCGAGCAGTCGCTGATTTTGGGTCAGGACCTCGGAGCGGTTCTTCAGCTCCTCGATCTTGTTGCTGACGGTCTCGATCTTGGCCGAGGTCTCGTCAAGGGCCCCCGTCGATTGCTCGAGCGTGGCCGACGCGCGCCCGAAGGCAGTTTCAGCCGCCGCCATCTCATTGCTGTAAGAGTTCCAGGCCCCCACACCGATAGAGACTGCCGCCGTCAAACCAATGAGGAGGGGCATCAGGGGCGCAAGGAACGTAGCGGCACCAGCGGCCAGCCCCATCGAGGCTGTCGCAGCCTGAGCAGAAGTCACCAGAGCCCCGAAGCCCCCCGCGAGGGCCGTGGTGCCCAGCAAGGACGTCGCGAGACCTGTGACCAGTTTGGCGATGCCCATACCGGCGAAGGCGAGAGTCAGCGACCCGGCGGCCGTGACAAGGATCTGCATCCCCGTGCTGCTGCTGGTGGTCCCACTCAGCAGATCCCCAAGGCTCTTGAACGTGTCACGCGCCGCGAACAACAGGGGCTGCATGCCCTCTGCGACAGTGGCCTTCAAGGTGTTGCCGAAGCGCGCTGACTGCGCGCTCAAGGAGCGCATCTGCGTATCGTTGGCCAGCATGGCGGCGTTGGTGTCGTAGAAGCTGGTTTCCATGTCCAGCATCAGGTCGAGGTTTTTCGACAGCGCGATGTAGGCGGCGGAGCCGCGCAGCTCGAAGGACCGGATGGCGTCCCCTGCGGTGAAGCCTGCCTTCTCGAGGTTGCTCATCGCGCCGTAAAGCCCCTTGGTCCGCACATCGACGTCCGACAGGGTCAGCCCGAGGCGGTTCAGGGTTTCGCGGAAAGCCTTGGAGGGCTTCTCGAGCGAGATCAAGATCTGGCGCATCCCGGTGCCAAGCGTCGAGCCCGACCGGATACCAGCATTCGACATCGCGCCCAAGGCGGCCGTCAGTTCCTCAAAGGTCAAGCCGGAAGAGGCTGCGGTATTACCGGCGTACTGGATACCCAGCGCCAGCTTTTCCATGTCGAGTTTCGAGGTGTTCACGGCGGCGGTCAGGGTGTTGACCACAGACATCGCTTGACCGGCCTCGAGCTCGAACACGCTCAAGACCGAGGTGGTGACATCCGTCACCGTCTTGATTGAGGCTCCCGAAGCGGTGGCCAGCAGAGCGACAGCGCCGATGGTGTCCTTGATCTGGCTGAGCGACAGACCTGCCTGACCCAGGATCACGGCAGCTTCGGTCAGCTCAACGGCGGAGAACTTGGTGCCCTGCGCAATCTCGATCAGGTTCTGTTTCAGCCCCTCGAGGCCGGTGTCGGTGATCACCACGGTGGCCTGCAGCGCCCGCAGCCCGGTGTCGAGATCCTTGGCGAAGCCCAAGGCATCGACCACGGTTGTGCGGGCCGCGTTCAGCAGCATGTAGTTTGCAGCCAACCCGGCTTGGATGGTGAACAGCCCTGCGCCACCGTCGCCGAAGAGACGCTCCCGGGTGTTCTCCCGGCCGCGCTGGGCGATGTTGGCGGGCGTGTTGTTTGCGGCGCGCTCACGGGCGAGACGGGCTTTGTCCTCGGCGCGGACCTGAGCCTCAGCCGCCTTGGCTTGCGCACGGGCTTGTGCCTCGATCGCAGCAGTGACCTTTGCCTCTTCAACGGCGCGCTTGCGGGCCGTCTCGACTTGCTTCGCCTGTTCGGCGGCGCGGGTCTTATCGGCAAGAGCCTCCCGGGCCAGGATCTGCAACCGGATCTGCAGGCGATCTTGTAGGAAGCGGGCAGTGGCGATGCGCTTCTCGTCGCCGGAGAGCAGCTCAAGTCCCAGCCGGCGCTCGGCTAGCAGCAGCTGGGAGCGCAATTTGACCTCGTTGGTTTCCTTGACGGAAGCCTGAAGCGTGCGGTCCATGTCCAAGGCCATGGCCGCACGGTTCTTGCGGATCTCCTGATCGGATTTCAGCTGGGCCGCGGATTGCCGCGCCAGCTCGGCGGCGTCCCCCCGGTCGATTGCTCCACTACCGCCCTTGGCGATCGTGGAGGCAACCTTGCGGTTGATCTCGGCCTGCTTGCTGGCGTTGTAGGCGTCGAGGTTGCTGAGGGCCGCTTTGGCCGCCAGCGCTTTTTGTTGGCTCTCGAGTTTCTTGGTCAGGCTGACAAGGTCGTTCATCCGCACTGAGGCGGCGCCGAGTTTGTCTAGGAACGCATCCATCGAAGAAAGGCTGGCCTTGGAAAGTTCCAAGTTGACCTTTGCGTTTGTGCCCTCGGTAGCTACGTTCTTAGCCATCTAGAAAATCCCTGCGGCCACTTGTTGAATGGTCTCCCAGGAACTCGGTTTGGCCTCCGAGGTCCCTTCTGGCTTTGCCGTCCCAAAAGCCTGCGACAAAATCAGAGCCAGGGTGGCGTATTCCTGGATGAACCCAATCTGCTTCAGGGACAAGTAAAGCCTGAGCTTCACTCTAATGTCGTCGAGGGTGTATCTCCAGTAGAGTTTTCGGAGATCTGAGGGGACGGTGTCAAAGACGAGGCAGAGAGCGTCTCGGAGGGGGAGCTCTCCGAACCAGCGAGTGAACTCTTCAATTCGTCCACTGCGCCCTTTGCCTTCAGCAGCTTGTTCACGGCCCGCTGCGACTCCTTCATGAAAAAATCCAGCACATGGTCCTGGGCCCAGCTGATCAGATCTGCCACGTTCTGGGGGGTCGCCTTCAATGCGAAGACGTTGAACGGCTTGGTGATCTCGCCGTTCTCATCACGCTCCGAGAGAACCTCGATCAGAACCTCTTTGCGCAGGTTGTGATCCATCACCATCAACGATGCCGGTTCAATTTCACCGACGAGCACGCAGAGCGTGTTCAACAACCCAAAGGTCATGGTGATATGAACGACCTCATTGCCATTCTGAAGCTTAAACGAACTGTCCATTGTCGTCCTCATGTTAAGAAAAAACCACTGCTCCATCCGTAAAGGTGAAGCAGTGGTTCATCAAGGAGTATTCTGGATCAGTTCGCGTAAATGGCACCCACGCGGTTTGCAAAGGTCGAATACAGCGCATCTGCCGGCACCAAGTTGTAAGCTTGGATCTCGAAAGGCATGCTCGAGTAGTCGTCCGTGGTGAAGCCCAGGTTGAAGCCCGAAACGATCTTCACCTTCGGCAGGATGACGCTGACCGGCTTGTTCTCGGCGGTGAGGCCCACGATCTTGCAGCTGAGGAACGGCTGGGTCGCGGTGTTGCCCAGATCCAAGGTCGAGACCGAACGAACGACCGTACCGATCGGCAGCACAACCGCCGGAAGGTTGGTCTTGAAGGTCAGGACGTTGGTCGCGATCGACAAGATCTGACGGATGTAGTTCTTGTCCGGGAACGCTGGGTCTTCCAAGATCACCCACTGGTTCGCAGCCAAGCCGGCGGCCGAGGTCACGGTCATGGTCGCAGCGCCTGCGGTGGTTGCCGCCGAAGAGGCCGTTTCCGCAATCACCGGGGCGGCGTTGACACCACCGTCCAGACCGTTCGCATAGGTCAGGTTCCGCATGGTAAATTCATAGGCATCGAACATCGCCTTCACCGCGTTCCCGGTCTTCACCGAGAAAATCGCTTGTTGCTGGACGCCCTGCGTCAGCTCTTTGAAAGTCGGGTCGCCGGTCACCTTGACGTTCTTTGCCAAGCCCAACGAGTGGGCCGAGGGGATCAAGTCGAAGACGTTTGCCATGGGACCAACCATAACGGTGGCAGTGCCCAGCATGAAGTTCGTGGTCTGTGCCTCACCGGCCATGTTGCATTCCTCTGAAGACGAGTTGATTTGCCTAACAGCACTAGAGGACCCCTAGAAATTAGTAAAAGGTTCTATTTGGTTCTGTCGTGAGAGCCTGTTATGGTGCAAAAACAACCAAACACGGAGCCAACATGAATACGAGCGAAAAAGATCCCAAGGGTTTCACGATCCGCCTCCCACCAGCGCTGGACGAGTTTATCCGCGAACTGGCCGAGCAGAACGGCCGGTCGCGGAATAAGGAGATCATCCACCTGCTGAAGGGGATTATCGAGAGTCCAGGCGCAAAGTCTGATCCGACTTAAAGGTCACGAAGATTGGCCGAGCGGGTTGGGTGTCGGTGTGCAACACCGATCCAACCCGTGTGCGGTTTAGCACATTCAGATAGCCCCGCGGCGCCCCAGTCACCGCATCCACAATCTCGACCCGCTTCGTCGGCAGCAGCTCATTCAGCAGCCGGTTGGTGATCTCTTCCATGCGGAACAGGTTCTTGTCGTTCCGGGTCGAGATGACGAAGGCGATGGCGGGCCGCACGAAAGCCTCCTCCACATCCATCTGAAATTCCGAGAGGGCCACGAAGTCTTTCTCAGGCCAGTCCATCGGGCTGGCAAAGCCATCGAGGTTGAGGGCTGAAACGGCCCCGCCGGCTGCCGTCTCGCGGGTAGCGAAACCCTGCAGGAACCTCAGAAGCGAAGCGTGGATGTCACGATATTCATTCATAGACCAAGTGCCTTATTGACGGCTTCCCGCGCGCGGTTGCGTTCGTAATACTCGATGAAGGGCAAAAGGAAAGGTCTCGCAGGGCGCTTGTCCTTCTTATTCCCATATTCTGCAGCCTGCATCTTGAAGAAGGTTTTGCCCTTGAAGGGTTTGAGCAGCCCCCCGGCGCCCCGGGTGAGCTTGGGAAACATCACGACCTCGAGAACCGCCGAGAGGCTGGCGAACTGGCCTGCCCCCTTGAAGCCTTTGGGGATCCGCGCGCGACCGGAGGAGAGCGAAATCTCTGAACCCCCACGCAGCCGGACTTCGGGCACACCATAGGGGAGGGTTTCCTCGAGCGCCTCGAAATCTCCGAGCAGCTCAGAGGTCTTGCCTCGGTAGAAGGCACTAATCCTGGAGTCCGCTAGGCGTGGCCGGGTGGCCCGCTGCAGACCATAAGCCTCCTTACCGGGGGTGTATTTCCGGGTCTGGTTCTTTGCGTTTTTCCATCTCTGGGTGAGAGCTGCCCAGCTGATCTCGATCTCGGAGGGAGCGGCCTCGCCGCCCAGACCATCGCGGATGTCATAGAAAAGCTGCTCGGCCTCGATCTTGAGTTCCTCCCGAAGATCAGGGATCAGGGCCTCAACCTCGGCAAAAAATGCCCGCTCGACGGTCTGAACGACCTTGCGGTAGGCCTGTGCGAAGACGTCATCGTTCTGACCGGCCATTAGAACACCGTGAGCTGATTGACACCAAGCATGAGGCTTTTTGTGAACGTGGTATAGGGACCGATCTGGTCGCCCAGTCGGATGTCCGCTCCGGTGAAGATGTAGAGCTTGGCGCGCTCAATGCCCTGATCAGCGATGATCCGAGCAGGCTCGATCACCACTGGGAGGGCTGCATCCATCAGGATCGGGGTGCTGTCGCGCTCCATGCCGGTGACCGGATCGGTGGTTGTGCCGGGGCGGGTCCAGCGCATGTAATGCGTGATCTCATAGGCCCGGTAGCGCACCAGATCTATCAGGGTCTCCTGCGAGAACAACAGATAGGCCGTGCCCCGGCCTTTGATCACACTGCCTGCGGCCACGAGGGCTGTCTTGTGGACCACCGCGATCTTGCGAGGTTGGAAGTTGGCTTCCTGGCTGATGTCCGGGGCATCCTGAAGCTCAAGGCGAACCTTGTTGCCCGCGCTCGTGCGGAAGATCTCGCTGAAGCGCTCGACGAGGGGGCGCTTCATCCGGTCACGACATCAGTTGGGTTGGATAGAACGAAGACCGACGAGCCCACGGCCGAGCCCCCTTGGGCGACGTTGACCAGGTGCGCCAGCTTGGCACGCAGGCGCGTGGTGATCATCTCGAAGTCGATGTTGGCCTTGCGGGCGAACTGGTGGTTCTCCGAGCGGCTCTGCACCGCGGTGCGCAGCTCAAAGGACTCGGACACGTTGAGGGCAGCCTTGACGACCACCGCTTGGTTTGCCCCCATGCTCCGGGTCCCCGGGAGAATGAAAGAACTCTCGACGGCGGTGCCATAGGTGTCCACCAGCTCGTGGTAGGCCCGGATCACGTCGATGTCGGAATTGGGCAGCTCAGACATATCGAGGCCGATCTCCGCGCGCACCGCTTCGGGTGTCGCGGTGGTGGGCACGAAGACGCTGATCTGATAGTTCAGGCGCTGGGTGTGGAGATGACCATTATGGACGAAGGCCAGTTCGACGAACCGGTTCTCGTAGCTGTTGCCGATCTCCAGCGCGTTGTGGACAGCCGGGATCGTGATCATCTCGGTGGTGGTGGTGGGTGCCAGAGTCGCCGAGACCAGTAGGGTCCCAGCGAAGCCCCGGACTTTGTAGGAGGCCGACGCAGGCACGACGAACTCACCGTCGACCAGATAGTCGAAGGTCACAGAGACGTCTGCACCCGCATCAAACCACATGTCTTATGCTCCCTTGACCGGTTGGGTCTTCGGAGGCTGATCAGCTTTTTTCTCGACGGTTTCCACCGGCTTTTTATCGCCCAGTTCACCAGTGTCGAGAAGAAACTCTGCCTCAAAAGCTTCGACCGCCAGTTCCATTTTGCCGTCACATGCCGCCAGACATTCGACAAACAGTGCATCAGTGGCTTCCTCTGTCAGGGGTTTCGACACAATCCGAACTTGGCCCAGGGCGAGGCGCGCGTCAAGGAAAGTCGACCACACGCAGACAGCGGGGCGGTTGAAGGGGATTTCAATGCCGGTGTTAACATCCATCAGCATGATGTCCGAGGTGGTTTCGACGAGCAGCTTGCTCATGGTTGTTTCTTTCGTTTGAGGATGAAAAAAGGCCCACCCACCGAAGTGAGTGGGCCAGTCCAACAGGGAGGTAGAACGACCGCTTACGCGGTCGTGTCCAGAATACGGCGAGTGTCGCCGAAAGCAAGACGGAAACCCGAAACCTCGGTTTTCACGTAGGTGATCGACTGGTTCTTGATCGAGGTCTCGGACTCCGAGATCAGCGACCCGGTCTCGACCAGCTCCTCGAGGGTTTCAGCGCGGCTGAAGGCCATCAGGCGACCGGCGGGCATCGCGCTCGAGAGCACGAAGTTCACCGAGCGGTTCAAGATCGGCAGGTTGAAGTTGACGGTCGGAGCGCCAACGGCCTGCAGTTTCTCGGCAGTCGAGGTGTTGCTCGGCAGGGTCTGCGAGAACATGAACACCAGTTCGACGAACATATCGTAGTTGCCTGCGATCGTGTCAGCCGGAACGCCGTCCTTGGCCATCTTCATCAAGAACTTGGCCAAGGCCTTGTAGTTGCTCTGCAGAGCGTTGGCCGTGCCACCGTGCGAGGTAATGGCTTCCACAGCTGCAGCCGCGTTCAGACCGTCGCCGTTCACCAAGATCGAGGTGGCAGCGGCCACTTTGGAGATCTCGAGTTCGCGGGCCACGCGGGCTGCATACGGGGTCAGGATGTCGAGCGAGTTCCGACGGTTGAACTCGTAAGACGTCCGGTAAGCCGAACCGTGCTTATACATCTTGACCGCTTGTTCCGACGTGCGGATCGAGCGAACCGGGATGTTGGCAAGCTCGGCGATCGTGAAGGTGCCACGGTCGTTCGAGTCGTCCAGCACGACAGTCGACAGCAGTTCGTTGCCCGAGATCTGGCGCGACTGCGACAGCATCGGTGCGACGGACTCGAGCTGGTCCTGACGGTTCTTCCAGGTGATCATGTCCTCGATCACTTGCGGGAACATGGCGCGGGTGCCCGGGAAGGTTTGGAAGCTCTCCGAGGAGGCCTGCAGCAGGATCCCTTGTTCGAAGTCGGAGCGCGACGGCAGGTTCAGCGCAGCCACAACCGCTTCGTAGCCGTTGAAGCCTTGCTGGCGGTGAACCTCGGCGCTGGCGCCCAGTTTCACGTCGACGCCGAGGATCATGAAATCCTTGATGCCGAGGCCGTATTCTTTTGCACTGCGCGCGATGCGCAAGCCCGCTTCCACGGACTCGCTCGTGTTGGTGGATTTCAGCCCCGCGATCATGTCTTCGACAGGGATCCGCTTCAGGTCGAGAAGGTCTTTCATTTGGGTCCCCTTACAGGATCAGAGTTTCGATGGTCGTGCCGTTCACGGCAACGGCCACGCAACGGGCGTGCGATTTGATCAGGCTGGCATCACCAACCAGTGCCGCGCGGACTTCACCGCTGCCTGCGCCGCAGATCTGTTGACCCACGGTCACGGCCGGTGCGCCGGCTGCGCGGGTGAAGTTGGTGCCGCCCTTGGTGGCGACAGCGCCGACCTTGACGCCTTCGATGGTGCGATCTTCGAAGGTGTCCAACCAGCCGATGATGACATCGCCATCAGCAGCAAGTTTCACGGTGCGGGCCGCGGTGGTGTCGATCGACACAGCCTTGCCGACATCCGCCGCAACAATGGCTGCTGCGAGGTTGAACGTGTATTCGAAATCGTTGTGGATCATACCCCGGAGGGATACACCTTGACCGATTGCTGGCATAACCTAGCTCCTTTTACTTGGGTGATTTGAAGGCGCTGGTAGCTTTCAGCGCGGTGAGTTGGGTGGCGTCGGTGATGGCGGAGGCGGACAGGCCACCCACCGGCAACTCGACAACGATCGGGGCCTTTGCGGTCGCCAGTTGGGTCTTCAGATCCTCAGCTTCAGCCGCCTTGGCATCCAACTGGGTCTGCAGTTCAGCCGACGCAGCCAGGGCCACTTCCAGAGCATCAGGCTCTTTCGGCACGAGGGCGGCGACGGACGCGGTCAAGGCCGTGATCTGTGAGGTCAAACCCTCGAGGGCTGCTTGCGTTTCCGGGTCAATGGGCATCTTGATCTCTTCCTTTTGAGGAGCTTCTTGGGGTTCGAACGACAGGAAAGTAGCACCCAGGGGAACCCCACTTGCCACCAACCGCTCCTGCACGGGGGTAGTCGCCTTCTGCTTGCTGTGGATCTTCGCGTTGGTGATCGCACCACGCGAAACCAGAGACAGCTCAGACCAGTAATCGACGCCATCGAGGACAGCATGGACACCATCGAGACCGAGGATGTGGCCCTCGGGGCAGGTCCGGTCGTAGATGGCGGTGTAATCCGCCTCCGGGCCGATGTAGTCATAGCCGCAGGCGGAGCAGAGGATATGCTCGTGCATCATGCCGACGGAAACCTCGTCGACCACGCCGTTGTTGATCTTCTGGATCATATCGGCTTCGGTCTTCGGCAGGTAGAAGTTGACCCGCAGTTCCGAGTGGCCGTCGGAGGTGTTGCCGACATCGCCCTGGAAGACCTTACCGAGGGGGACGGTATCGGTGTTATGGTTCCAGTGGATCGGAACGGCCTGAGACGCCCCATTGAGCATCTCCGCCATCTTCACCAGAGAGGCCCGGGTGATCACGCCGCCATTGTGCAGGGTGCCGCGTTTGACGATCGGGCGGGTGTTCGCCGCCGTCGCGCTGAACACGACGATGTCCTCGGCGCGGAGCTCGACGCCCGCGACGGTTGCGATCTGGGCTAGCATGGCCTCAGTCACAACGACATTTTTGGTGTTATCAACGGGCATAGATCACTCCTGATTGCAGCAGTGATACGTTGGGGCCGACGGGAGCTTCAACGGTTCATTTTGGTTTAGTCGGTGTTTTCTTCACGGCGTTGCCCCCGGCGGCCTTGCCGCCCGGTGCCGCGAGAGACCGGCCGAGGGGGTCGGTGTTCGGGGAAACGTCGGTCGGATTGGGGTCGGGCGTAGCCGAGGCCGTCATGAAACCGGTGCCCGAGAGGATCGGCGACTCATCCGGGCGGATCCGGCCATACATCTCGAGGTGATATTCGTCGTCCGAGATGATGCCATCGGAGAGGTCCTGGCGCAGACGAGAGGACTTCAGCAGCAGCTGCGGCTCGAGCTCGAGGGCGGAGCGCATCTCCGCCGGCTGGAACCGGCACTCGACGCTGGATTGATCAAAGCCTGGGCGCAGGCGCAGCGCCATGGTCAGCATCTGGGACCAGATGTCGCCGACGGGCTCATTGATTTCCTCGGCGCTCATCGCGAACAGCCGCGCCTCGACCGATGCCGTGTTCACACCGCTCTCGCCACGCCCCAGGATGGTCGACATCGCGCGCAAACCGGCTTGGTTCTGTGCGTTCAGGGTGCTGATGATGTTCTCGACGTTCATGCTGGCGCCGGGAGACTTGTCGTTGAGGATGCTGACCTCGACAGAGTCGGTGTGCACGAAAGCCTGATCGGCGCGCAGATCGGACAGCGTCCCGGAGATAGCTTGGATCTGCGTGGCCACCCAGGTGTTCAGCTGAGCTGCGTCTTCGCGCACAGTCGCTGGTGCATTTTTGCGCAGAACTTCTTCCATCACCGTGGCCTCAATCCGTGGGAAGCCCGTGAAGCGCATGATGCGGTAGAGATCGTTGATCACCTGCTGGCGCGCGGCCACGGTGTTGATCGCCGAGACGAAGGCCGAGGTGGTGTAAATGCTCGTGGGGTCGCGCCGGTAGAAGGTCACGAAGTAGGAGGCGATGTCGAGCGGGATCTTCACATCGGAGCCCACAGGCTTCTGCGTGGGCTTGTAGCTGCCAGAGATCTTCTCGTTCCACTCGAGGGTGGCGGCGTCGGACAAGCGGACGGACACCGGGGTCTGGGTCTTGTCAAAGATCAGCTCGGCCGCCAGCGTGCCACGCAGCAGCACCATGTAGCGCATGTTCTCACAGATCGAGCGCAGCGAGGGCTGCAGCTGGAACCCGGTGCTGTAATCGTAGCGCGTGACGATCGCATTGATGATCTGGTTCAGCTCGAGCTGACCCTTGCGATCAATCAGCCCGTTGGCATCTTTCACCAGGAAGACCGGCGCGGTGTTGGCCACCGAAAGGTAGGCGCTGACAGCGGCCGAGACGTCCGGGTCATGGACGAAAAGCGACTTCATCAGGGTGCGGGAGTCACTGGCCTGCCGGGTGGAGAAGATGTCCGACAGGTGATCCTTGAACCCCGGAAGGGTCAGCACGTTCTCCGGGTTTTGCCGCTGAAAAGTCGGTGTTTGCGCTACGCCAGCGGGGGTAAAGCGCTTGGGCAGGATGACTTTTAGGAGCGAGTTGATCTTCGAAGCCATGAGTTGATCCTGATAGAGTTCAGGGACCTATAGCAGAGGGGCTAGACAAACTCCAAAGTTTTCATTTCCTATTTGCCCCGAGCAGGCTCGGCTGGTGGGTAGAGGGGGCCACCCCCACGACGCAGACCGCCGAACGAGGGTCCACCTCCTCCATCTGAAGCTCGGAGAACTTCAGCGATACCAGGAGGAAAGCCAAGGCGTGGAAGTAATGGTCCACCCCGGTCAGCTTGACCCAGGTCGCCGGCTGCTCGGGCTGTTCATCGCGCACCATGTCCTTCAGATGCTCGGTGATCAGCAGCTCCTGATCGCCATAGCCGGAGAACTGGATCTGGTGCAGGCGCACGACCTTGGCAACGAGGTCCAACATCGCGGTGCGGTTGGCCTGCCCATAGGTCTCCATGAAGTTGACCTCTTTGGTCCCCCGGTATTCCACTGGCAGGATCCGGCCCTTCGACTGCTCGAAGAGGGCATTGGCGGTCGGGGTGTAGGGATGGCGGTCAACCGCGCCGCCAATCACGTTGTAGGTGTCAAGGATGACCTGAACGGTCTCCGCGAGGGCCTCGACGGGCACGGCCAGGAACTGGACAACCCGCATCCGGTTGGTGACGGTGCCTTGCCCGACGATGACGTGGCAGATCAGGCCCATGTCGATGCCGAGCCATGTCGGCGCGCGGGCATCGACCGGCGGCACGGACTGGGAGCCGGTGAAGCACAGCTTGATGTCGGCATCGTTCAGGCGGGCGTTGGCATCGGTGTAGGGGCGGCCAAGCACAGTGTTGTGCCAGCCGCGGATGAAGCCAAGATTGGAATACTCCAACATTTGGGTGATGATATACTGGACTGACAAACGGTCGGTCGAGCAGGGATCGACCTTGTAACCCCGGTGGTTGGTGCGCCCGGGGTATTTGGCCACCCACTGGCGGTTATCCACGTCGCCCAGCTCGAGCGCGCGGCGGCACTTGACGCAGCAGAAATATCCACTGGCCAGGTCGACGGCGGGCGCGTCGAGGTGGGTTTGCTTCAGCTCCATCAGCGGGGTGTCAGCGGACAGCCCGGGGATGATCACCGACTTGTCCGAGAAAGTCGGGGCCTGCCAGTGGCCGCACTTCGGGCAGCGGCAGAGGTATTCGTGCTGATCGGACCCCTGATAGCCCGCGTCGATCCCGAAGCCGACGAAGGTCGGTGTCGAAAACTTCTGCTTGACCTTGTAATCGGAGTTCTGGAGGCGCGACGAGAACAGGGCCAGCATCTTCTGGTCGGTGAGATCCACCTCGTCGTTGAAGACGAAGTCGGCGGCGATCGAGGTCGCATCGCCCTCCTTGGCGCCGGTCACGTAAAGGAACGAGGAACCGATCTGGATCATGTCCTTACGGCGCACCGGCTTGTCATTCGATGTGGAGTCGAGGTTGAAGACCTTTTCGTCCTTGACGAGGGGCATGATCCGGCTGGAGGCCATCCGCTCAAACATCGGATCGGTGGGCAGGGTGAAGATCAGCGATGTGCCACGCAGGCGCGTGACAATCGCTAGGGATTTTCGGATCTGGATCTCAGAATTATGGGTAGGGATCATTCCGCGACCAGCGAGGAACAGATGGCTCGGACTCTCGACGTTGATACAACGGACAGGCACGCTAAGCGTGGGTGTCACCGAGACGATCCGGCGGCGCAGGGTCTCCCCAGGGCGACTGTTCTCCCGCAGGGGAAGCCGGTTCAGTTTGCGAGGTAGCTTGAAAAGGGTGTGTTCTGCATAGGCAGCGCAGCTCACCTCAGCAATCATTTTCTGAGAGTTGATTACATGCCCACTCTTGAGCGTGCCGAAGGCAGGTTTGCGCCAACGGGTGCGAGACTTCAGCCCGAGAGAATGGAAGAGTTGCTCGACCGCAGAAACAAGTTGGGGGTTCGTGTTGTAGAAGGAGACCCGCCCAGATTTCGTGATCGACCCATCGGTGTCCAGTAGGCCTTGCAGAACCTCGAGCCGTGCTTGGGTCGATGCCAGCAGATAGATCTCTGGTAAGTGTTTGTTCTTCAAGACCCCGAGCTCGGTCAGCCGACGGTGCATGGTGTCCAGAGGGGTGGATACATCCCGGGGGGTCTGTTTATGGTAGAAGGCCCCCTCTTGTTTCACACACTCCGAACAGCGGTTCCACTCTCCATAGGTTCCAACGACGCCCTTGTCGTGACCTCGGGGACAAAGGTTCTTGTCCCGTGCGGGGTTGACCGAGAAGCTATGGTTCGGCCCGATTTGCGTCTTCAACTCGCATACCAGACCACGTTCGGTCAGGATCTGTTGCAATACGAAGCTATCGTCTTCATGGGCGGTCAAGGTGGGGTGATGAGAGGATCCATCCCCCAACCATAGGCCAAGAAAATAGGGATCCACTGGCAAGTTCGTGTCGGTGCCTGAGAGAGGTTGCGTATTAGGGATCGCAAAAAGATTTCTCGTGGGGTGGGTTATGTTTGCCAAGGTTTGTGTTGTGAGGATCCCCTCCCGCTTATAGTCCGAGGAGATTGGAACCCGACCTGAGTGCGGGTAAAGTCCCTGCTCATTGAAGGCCTTATCACACTGGACGAACCAGCGGTGCTGAGCATCGGCCACGATCTTCTCGCCCGTGTCGAACTCAACGACATAGCAGGAGTGATCGAGATAGATGGGGGAGACCCAGAGGACCTTGGTAGGCTGTCCGAGTTCGGTGTAAACCGTGTCGCCTGGGAGAAGTTCCCCCATGGTGGTCCAGCCGGTGGGGGTGATGACCGGCGTGTCCAGGGCAAGAGCCAGACCGACCTGGGAGGGTTTCACCACATCGAGGTTGGGGTGCATGTCGTCGGCAATCGCCTTCTGGAACGGGTAGCGCTTGAAATCGAAGGGTTTGCCGCGCAGGGAGGTGTTCGCGCAGATCCAGTCCCCCATCGACATGTCGCTGGAGTCGACAGCGAAGCGATTGTCGATGCGCCGAACCAGTTCTTGGACGAAATCATTCATGGGGGTCAGGTCTCCTATATCGGGGGTATACCTTGGGGTTTTGAAAAAATCAAATCCCAAGCACTTCACTGAAGTCCCAATTTAGGTGTTGCATTCGATTTTTCACTAATCCATACAAGAATTTCGCCGAAACAGGAGACGCCTCATGACCTATTACCCCCCGCTGACTGACCCCGCCGCGCATGTTTTGGAGCTCTGGGCTGCCAATCTCAAGGAAAACGGGAGGTATATCGCGGAGTCGACCTACCCGATGTGGATCAAGGACATGTTCGGGAAGGTTGAGGGTGAGGGTGAGACGGAGGAAGGGCCGTTGGTAGTGAGCGATGAGCTGGTGGGTCTGCTGCGCGACATCCGCGAGGCGAAGGGGAACTTCAAAGCCGATGACCACGCCGAGCGCATGTCCTACTTCCGCACCACGACCTCGCTGCTGGAGCGCATCGTGCAGCTGCAGGAGCGGGCGACAAACTTGGACAAGATCCGGCAGTTCTACGGGATCGTGCTGGCTGTGATCGAACGCCACGTGCCCGCGGGCTCGGTGGGCGACGTGCAGCGGGAGTTGAAAGAAGCTATGGGTGACGGACAATGAGCGGTATTTTCGGTAGCACGGCGGCGGGCTATTACGCTCGGGGGATCTCGGTCATCCCACTGCATGCCAAGGAGAAGCGGCCGATCCCGCTGGATTGGTCCCGCTTCCACGATCAACCGGTGCCAGAGTCCGAGCAGGCGCACTGGCTCCGGGCCCATAGTGGGGGCAATATCGGGATGGTGCTGGGCAAACAGTCCGGGATCATGATGCTCGACATCGACACCGAGGACAAAGATGTCATCGACGTTATCCTCAGGCTGATCCCAGAGTCGCCGTGGGTGCGCGTTGGCCAAAAGGGCATGGTTCTCGCGTTCAAATACTCGGGCCTGCGCACCTTCCGCATCAAAACCGCCAAAGGCGAGAGCGTCTGCGAACTGCTCTCTGACCGGACCCAGTGTGTGCTGCCACCGTCGATCCACCCTAAGACGATGAAGCCCTATGTGGCGAATTGTGATCTTCTCGAGGTGATCGATGATCTTCCGGTCCTGAACAGTCAGATTGAGACCATGTTGCGCGCGGCGCTGACCGAGGCGGGCGTGGATCTGAGCAGCACCGGGCAGTCACAGGTCACCGATTTCGTCTCGCGCGGGTCGCGCGACGTGTCGATGACGGAGAAGGCTGGCCTGTTCGCCTATGCCGTGGTGCGCGGGGAGCGCACGGTGATGGAAGCCATCGGCATGCTGCGCTCGGTGCACCGGGAGTTTGTCGAGCGCGTGGCGGGCGATGACGTCGAGGTCGAGAAGCACGTCGACAACCTGTTCCGCTTCCTGCGGCGCGACGTGATCGAGAAGAACAAGATCCTGCCCGAGGGGTGGGACACCGGGCTAAGCGATGAGGACAAAAAGCGCTGGGGCATCGATTTTGACGGCGATCAGGTGGAATGGTCGTTCGACGAGCTTCGCAACTTCCTGAAGGACAAATTCGTCGAGTTCAGCGATGCCGAGGACGCCACCGGGCGGGCCAATGCGGTGGACCGGGTCCTGACCAAGATCTCACGGTCGAAGCAGCTGAACAAGCTCGATGAAGAGCGGCTGCTGACCTACATCATGGACGTGGGCAACATCGGGTTGCGGCTGGCCTCGCTGCGCATGCGCCTGCACCAGCTGCGGCAGGGCGACGTGCTGGGTACCGACCACTCCGAGATCGCGCGGCTGGTGCTGCGGGACCTCGAGGAGCTCTATGAGGTGCGGCGCCATGGGGGGCGGCTTTGGAAATACACCGGTTCGCACTGGGAGCCCATCCCCGAAGGGATGATCTTGGCCCGGATCTCAAATGATTTTGGTCACCTGCTGGCCGCCCGGAAGAACAACGACCACAAGGGCATCATGCAGATCATGACGGTGATCGCCAAGGAGGGGATCAAGGAGCGCGAAATGCGCGGCGTGAACTTCGCCAATGGCTTCCTGAACCAAGAGATGGAGCTGGTCAAGCACCGCCACGAGTATGGGATGACCTACACGCTGCCCTTCCGATATATGCCGGAGCTGGCGGGCAAGTCCCGGCTGTTTTTCGAGTTCCTCGAGCAGAGCTGGGGGATGGACGAGGACTATCAGGACAAGCTGCTGATGCTTCAGGAGGCGCTGTGCGTCACCCTGTTTGGCCTGGGGCCGCAATACCAGCGGGCAATCCTGCTGCGCGGCGTGGCGAAGTCTGGCAAGAGCCAACTGCTGAAAATTGCGCAGTCGCTGGTGCCGGAGAACGCGGTTTGCTTCGTTCCGCCGAACGACTGGTCCGATAAGTTCCTTCCGACGATGATGCACGAGAAACTGATCAACGTTTGTGGTGAATTGTCCGAGACAAAGCGCATTGACGGGCAGAAATTCAAGGACATCATCGACGGATCCGAGCGATCGGGGCAGTTGAAGGGTCAGCAGATCTTCCGTTTCAGCCCTGCTTGCGTGCACTGGTTCGCCTCTAACCACACGCCGAAGACCGAGGACAGTTCCGAGGGCTTCAATCGGCGGCTGCTTTTCTTGGAATTTAACCACCCGGTGGCGGCAAAAGACCGCAAAACCGACCTCGGAAACATGATTGTAGCCGAGGAAAGGGAGGCAATCGTGGCGTGGGCGGTGCTGGCGCTGCCGAGATTGCAGGAAAACCGTGAATACACCCTGTCCAAGAGCCACATTCAGCAAATTCGGGAAGTGGCGCAGGCCAATAATTCTGTCCGTTTTTTTATGGAGGCCTGCCCGACGATCCAGGTCGGGAACTCCTCGGACCGCATCTTGGAAGACAAGCTGTACAAGGAGTATTGGGGCTTTTGCTTAGGGCCGGGGGGTGCGAGGCCTGTTACTTCGCGGAGCTTCAGGACCATGATGCGAGATCTGCAGACCACGCTGGGCTTTCAAGTCGAAATGGGCCGAACTTCTCTCGGCGCGGACGAAGTCTATTACCGGTCTATCACAGTTGTGACGAAAAAAGCGGGAGCGTCGTCCTCGTAGACCGTGTGACGCGGTTGGAGCATCGCGCTCATATCACTCGGCACCCGGGGCTTGGCAAAAGCTACCGGGACGACCCGGGAGCCTTGTAGGCACTCGGGCCTCACGGCTAGGGGCTAGGGGCGTTCTCTCGCAGTGAGGTGCGAGGGGCGCCCCTTTTGCTTGACAAAAGTGGTTCAAAGTGGTTCACTATGAAAATTGAAAAATTAAAAATCAACGTCTGTAGCATGACCATTCGGACGCTGTTGCCCCCCTGCCATAAAAGCCCCTACACCTTAGGGACCGCGACAACCTACTGACTACCTGTTGCTGCGGCGCTGGTCCACCGGGCTAGCAGACTTGCACCGCGCTACATAGGACTAGGCGCTAGCCTTGACACGCTAGCGATATGTCCGACCGAACACGGCCCTAATTCCCCTTTTGGGGGCCGCTACAGGTATGCTCTTTTTCAGCCCAGTCGGGGCAAAGTAAAGGAATATGCAGGCTTGTTGCTGCATATTGTTGCCGCTTAGGGTTATACCCGATGATAGCGCGCCTAGAATGGTTCTAGGTGGAAAACAAAACGTATAGGCTGCGTTGGTTTAATCCGCGCCTATATAGCACCAGATTAAACCCGCTAATAAGCGAATAACCGACAGCCCTAAATCAGACTGATATTGCGCCGCATGTATGCGCCGCTATTGGAAAGGTTAAAAGGGATAGGGGAAAGCGCGATATGGCCTAAGCTAAATCACTAAACAATCAAAACGGATTTAGTTTCGCAGGCATTGTGCCTATTTTGTAAACCGCTAATTGCTTAGGGCTCGGGAAAGCCTAAGGCTAATTGTGGCAAGCAAAACAGAAACTAATTCAAATAGCGTTTAGCTTATAGGCATTAAATCAATGCCTATTGTGGTAAACACTAACGTTTATCTTAAAATCAACTGGA